GAGGGTGCGGGCCTCGTCGGCGAGGGCGACCGCGGCGTAGTAGGCGATCCGAAGGGCGAGGGACACGTTGGGCTCCGACCGGCGCGGCGTGGAGTGCCGTGCGGGTCGGACGGAACCTAAGCTAAAACTAACGTCGGGTCAACACCGTTCGTTTGCTTTTGCTAAACACGCCAGTCTGAAGGGCCTTCGCGATGCTCCCCGCGACGACCCCCTCGTTCTCTGGCCGTACCAGCAAGTACCCGGCAACCTCGATCGCATCGACGCCGTCTGACAACGTCGCCGACACGACCTTCAAAGCCCACGGCCCCTTCGACATGGATTCGTTGTACGCGTCTTCGGCAAAAACTGTCAACTGTCAGTTAGGTGCGCACTCGAAAACACCTACCTACGGGGTCGGTGTTTACGCGCCGCGACTGCTGACGAACGTCGCGGGCAATGAGGAACGACGTAGGCGCGATCCTGCGCTCGATCGGCCGCCGGGTGGCCGAGCTGCGCGAGGCCGTCGGGCTGACGCAGGACGAACTCGCCGTGCGGCTCGACGTGTCGCGCGCCTACGTCCAGCAGGTGGAGGGCGGGAAGAAGAACTTGTCGGTGCGCTCGCTCGTCGCGTTCGCCGACGCCGTCGAGGTCGAGATGCGGGAGCTCCTGCGCGACCCCTTGGCGCCGCCGCGGAAGCCAGGGCGGCCGAAGAAGAGCGGCGGCCGGGCCTAGTCGGCGTCGGGCGGCGGGGGGGATGTGCTTCGCCACGTTAGCGGCGCACGTAGAGACGACGGCGGCGGTCACCGGGATGCGAAGCCAGACCACGGCGGTCTCCAGGTAGTCCCAGACCCAGTCGGGGTGCGGCTCCTCTCTCTGGGCTTCGGCGCGCAGCTTGCGCCAGTTCGGCAGCTCGCCGAACGTGGTGGCGTGCGGCGGGGGCGAAGCCGCCGGGGGCTGGCCGCGGAGCGCCTTCAGGCTGCCACCGCTGGCGATCATCTGGTCGAGGCCGAACCCGAGGAGCTTCCGCAGCCCATCGGTGGTCTTCTCGCCCGCCCCCCTCTCGCCCTTGAGGAAGGGCGACAGCGTCCCCGCCTTGATGCCGATGGCCTCTGCCGTGGCCGTCAGGTTGCCCTTGTAGTCCGTGTCCTTCAGCTCCTCCACCAGCCGGCGAAGGATGTCGTTCCGTTCTTCTCCCATGGTCGGGCGTCCCATGGAGAGGAGGCTACCCGAGGCGTCATTTGCTCTAGCTTCGATCATCGGTTGACCTCACGTTAGGTTTAGCTTAGGCTGCGTTCATGACCCCTGAGCAAACCCCCGGCGACCGACTCAAGGCGTGGCGCGAGGAGCGCGGGATGACGCAGGCCGCCGCCGCCGCCCTCGCCGAAGTCAGCGCGCCCACATGGTGCGACTGGGAGCGAGGGCAGAAGAACCCCCGCGGCATCCACCGCGAGGTCATCGAGGCGCTGACCGGCGTCCCTGGCTCCGCGTGGAACGACGCCGACGACCTCGCGCTTCTGGAGCGCGTCCGCCAGCGCGCCGCCCACCCCGCGGCCGACGAGTCGCGCCCCTCGCACCCGGCGGCGGCCTGAGCCGTGCGCGCGCACCTGTCCATCGCTCTCCACGGGCGCACCTTCGCACCGCTCGCCGCGCGGGGGGAGTCCGCATGAGCGCGCCGATCCTGACACCTGCGACCCTGGCGAGCCTGCAATCGCCGTGGGATCTGGCGCTCCTCGCGAAGGGGATCGTGCGCCGCACGCTCGGGCACTACGACGTGTCGCACGCCCAGGTGGCGCGGCTCCTCGGGTTGGAGAGCACGGCCCGGGTCGACGCGGCGCTCTCCGACGCGCGCGACAACGCCGTGCCGCTGTGGTGGTTCCTCCACCCGGCGTTCCCTGCGCAGGTGAGGGCGCACGTCTTCGAGGAGCTGTCGCGCCTCACCGCGCGGGAGCCCCCCGCCGCGGACACCCCGGAGCGCCAGCTCGGCGTGGCGCTCGCGCGGGCGGGGCAGTTCATCACCACCGCCGCCGCCACGCTGCACGAGGAGCGGCTCTCGACGGAGGCCGCGGGCCAGCTCCTGCGCGTGGTGGACAGCGCGCGCGGGGCGCTCGACGGCCTCGCCGCGCGCCTGCGCCAGCGGGTGAGCACCGGCGGGTTGACGCTCGTGTCGATCCTCTCGACGGTGGCAATGGCGCTCACCTGGGAGGATGCGTGATGCGCGTCACCCTCGTCGGCGGCGTCGAGCGCAACGCGCAACTGCTCGAAGGCATCGCCTCGAAGCTCGGCCACAAGCTCGACTTCCACGGCGGGCACCTCACGGGCCGCGGCGTGGACGACATGCACCGCATGGTCGACCGGGCCGACCTCGTCGTGGTCGCGACCAACGTCAACAGCCACGGCGCGGCCCAGCTCGCGCGCAAGCTGGCGAACAAGCGCGGCGTCCCCTTCGTGATGACCACGTCCTGCAACCCGACGCGCTTCCGCGAGCTGCTCGTGGAGCGCGGCGAGGCGGGCGCCCGATGAAGCGCCTCGCCCGCTCGATCCGCCGCCACCTGCGCGCGCTCGCCCGCGTGCTCGTGCAGCTCTTCGGCCGCCGCGCCGCGCTCGCCGCGACCCGCGCGGTCGCCCGGGGGTGGACGTGATCCGCCCCGAGTCGCCCTATCGCCGCGCCGCGCAGAAGCGCCCCACGGGAGACCTCTTCGGCGCCGTCATGCGGTGCGTGTTCATCGCGATGGCCGCGATCGGCGCGGGCGTGGCGTTCGCGGGTCTCGCCGACCTTCGCCACGGCGGCGGGGACGGGGGCCGCGTCGCGGCGCTGGTCGGGCTGGCGCTCCTACTCGGGGGCGTCGGCGGCGGCGTGCTCGCCGCGGGAGGCCGCCGGTGACGCCCGGGACGCCCGTGGTCGAGCTCCCCGCGTTCACCAGGCTGGCCATCGCCACCCTGCGCCGCCTCGGCCGCGAGATCGCGAAGCGCGCGCCCGACGACGCTGCGCGCGCCCGCGTGGCCCGCCTCATGCGCGAGGCCGAGGAGCTGGTGTACTGCGCGCACGTCGCGGCGGGGCTCGTCCCCTCGGAGCCCGTGGGCGTGCTCAACGACGACGGCACGATCCGCCCGATGGAGGCGCACGATGCGGCGTAGCTCGCTCGTCCGATCCCGCGGGTTCGCCGCGCGCGCCCGCGCGCCCGGCGCCGAGCCGCTCACCTGCGGCTGCGGGCGCACGGCACTCGACGTGCGCATCGACCGCGACGGCGCGGCCCGCTGCTTCACGGGCGTCGGGTGCCAGGGCAAGGCCGAGCGGGCGCGAGGTGTCGTGTGATCCTCTCGGCCGAGCAGCCCTTCCTCATCCCGGACGCGGCGCCCCCGCCGCCGCCCACCGGCGGCATCACCCCGCGGCCCTACCAGGACGAGGGGCTCGTCGCCGCGCGCCGCATCATCGCCGAGGGCGTGAAGCGCATCCTGCTGGTGCTCGCCACCGGCGGCGGGAAGACGGTCATCGCCGCCCTGGTCGCCCTCGGCGCGCTCCTGAAGGGGAAGCGCGTGCTCTTCGTGGGCCCGCGCCGGGAGATCATCGCGCAGGCCTTCTGGAAGCTCGTCGAGGCGGGCATCCCCGAGCTCTCCTGCGGCGTCATCATGGCCGACGGGGTCATCCCCCACGCGGTCACCCGCCAGCCCTACGACGCGCGCCGGCCCCACGCCCCGGTGCAGGTGGCGAGCGTGCAGACGTTGGCGAACCGGAAGCCCCCGCCCGCCGACGTGGTGTTCATCGACGAGGCCCACCACGCCACCTCGGAGACCTGGGCGAAGATCATCGCCCACTACACCGAGGCGGGCGCCGTCGTCGTCGGGCTCACCGCGACGCCGTGGCGCGCGGACGGCGCGGGCCTCGGCAAGTGGTTCGACCGCATGCACGTCATCGCGGGCTTCGCCGACCTCGCGGCGCAGGGCTTCCTCGTCACCCCGCGGGTGTTCTCGACGCCCCACGCCCCCGACCTGTCCAAGGTGCGCCTCACCCGCTCGGGCGAGTACAACGCCGAGGAGCTGGCGGCCACGATGCGCACGCGCGCACTCGTCGGGGACGTCGTCGAGCACTGGCGCAAGCACGCCGAGGGGCGCACCACGGTGGTGTTCGCTGCCAGCGTCGAGCACTCGCGCGACCTCTGCGAGGCGTTCCGCGCCGCGGGTGTCGCCGCCGACCACGTCGACGCGAACACCGACCCCGCCGAGCGCGACGCCGCCCTCGCGCGCCTCGCCCGCGGCGAGACCACGGTGCTCTGCAACATGGGGATCTGCACCGAGGGGTGGGACCTCCCCCGCTGCAAGTGCGTCATCATCGCGCGCCCCACGAAGTCGCTCTCGCTCTTCCTGCAGATGGCCGGGCGCGGCCTCCGCCCCTGGGAGGACGTGAGCGCGATCCTCCTCGACCACGCGGGCGTCGTCCACGAGCACGGGCTCCCCCAGGACGAGCGGGAGTGGTCGCTCGACGGCCGCGTGAAGCGCAAGGGCGCCGTCGCCGTCCGCACCTGCGAGAGGTGCTACGCCGCGCTCCCGGGCGGCACCACGGTCTGCACCGAGTGTGGGTACGTGTTCCCCGTCGAGGAGCGCGAGGTCCCCGAGGTCGTCGACGGGGAACTGCTCGAGGTCGAGTCGAAGCCGAAGCCCACGGTGGCCGAGCGCGCGGCCTGGTACGCGACCGCCTTGGCCGAGGCCGCGTCGCGCGGGCGGAAGCTGGGGTACGCGCGCCACCGCTACCGCGAGAAGTTCGACGTGTGGCCCCGCGGCCCGCGCCTCCGCGCGCTCGAGGCCGGGCACTACCCCTCGACGGACGCCGCGGCCGACCCCACCTCCGACGAGCTCGCCGACGCGGCGCCGCCCGTCGAGGCCCCGCCGCTCGCTCCCGCGCCGACGCCCCTGGCGGAGATCGCCCCGCTCCGCGACCTTGGCATCGAGCAGGCGCCCCGCCGCGCGCGCCGCATCGTCCTCGACGCCCCCGCCGCGCCGCCCGCCGCCCTGGAGGCATGGACGCTGTGAGCGCCGCCGCGTCGCCCGCCGTCGCCCCCGCGCGCCCGCTCACGTGGCGCGAGCTCGCCGCCCGCGGGGCCGTGATCGAGCTCACCCCCGGGCCCGTCGTCGCCGTGCGCGCCCCGACGGACGTCGCGCCCGACCTCCGCGCCGCCCTGGCGTGGCGCGTCGAGGCGATGCGCGCGCAGATCCGCGCCCGGGGCGGCCTCGGTGGGCGCGTCGCGACCCCCGTGGCCGTGCCCGACCTGGCGCTCCCCCTCGCGGCCCCCGTGCGGTGGCGCGGGCCCCGCTCGATGTACGGACGCACCGTGTGGGTCGACCTCATGGCCCAGCGCCCGTTGCCGGGGCGGTGCACCTCGTGTGGCGACGAGCAGGAGCGCAACGGCACCGGCGACTGCGTCCTCTGCAACGCCGCGCGCATCGCCGCCCTGCGCGCGGAGGGTGCGCTCGGGGCCCCGTCGACGTGGACGCCCCCACCGCCCCGCGACGAGGCAGCGTGGCGCGCCGAGCTGCGCGCGGCGATCGCGCGTCCCGATCCGCTCCCCCCACCGCCAGCCCGGGAGCCGTGGACCTGCGAGGTGTGCGGCGCTCACAACGTCGCCCGTCGCGACGTCGAGGGGTGCGGCCGCTGCGAGTTGAAGGCGGCCGACGTGATCTCCCTGGCGCGCCTCGGCGGGGGCGTGACGGCCGACGACGAGGAGGAGGTCGAGTGAAGCGCTCCGAGGCCACCGTGCTCGAGCAGGACTTCATGCAGCTCCTCCGCATGGAGGTGACGCGCTCGCTCGGCGGGCTCGTGCGCCTGTGGCGCCAGCCCGCGGGGAAGCTGGAGCTGAAGCGCGGCGGGTGGGTCGAGGCCGCGCCCAACGGCGCCGCCGACCTGACGGGCATCGTCGCCCCCACCGGCCGACGCATCGAGCTGGAGGTGAAGGGCGCCCGCACGAAGGTCACCGACGAGCAGGTGCACTGGCGCGAGTCCATGGGCGAGCGCGGCGCCGTCGCGCTGCAGCTGCGCTACGACCCGGACGTCAACACCGAGGGCAACGTGGTGCTCGCCTGCGCGGAGGTCGCCCGCGCGGTGCAGGCCGCGGCGTGCGTCCACGCCGACGACGTCCTGGTCTCGCACCCCGCCGGCGGCGTGTGGTGCGTCGGCTGCGGGTGGCGCTCGGGCGGCCGGGCCCGGGAGGTCGCGCGTTGATCTTCGACCCCTACGCCGACGCCCTCGACTCGTACGTGTTCGTCGCGCCTTCGAACCAGATCCGCGCCGTGCACGCGGAGAAGTACCGCCCCCGCTACTGCGCCGACGATGCGTGCCCGCACACCTGCGACTGGCGGGAGCCGCTCGGCGGCGAGTGGAACCGCCACGCGGTGAAGCCCCTGCTCGCGCGCACCACCATCCGCGAGATGCTCGCGCGCGTCTACGCCACCGAGGCGCACTTCGCGAGCTACGCCCTCACGCGCGGGGGCGCGACCTTCGAGCGCCAGCCCCGGATCCGCAAGGACTCGCTGCCCTGGCTCCGCTCGCTCGGCTTCGAGGTCTACATGCACTGCTTCATGGCGGACTGGGACACGCCCGGGCACCTGCCGTGGACGCCGGAGGAACTCGCCCGCCTCGAGGCCCTGTGGGCGTCGGCGCGCGGCCCGCTCGCCACCTGCGGCCTCTACCTCTCGCCGAAGGGCGCGCGGCTCATCCAGCCCGTCGACGGCCCCATGGTGGCCGAGGACGGCGAGGCCCGGCAGCGCACCTGGCTCGACGAGCTCGTCGCCGCCGGCGTCGACCCCGGGGTGCGGGCGGTGCACGACTGGACGCGCCTCATGCGGGTGCCGATCCACCGGCGCGACTCCGGGACCGAGGTGCGGGCGCCCCGCGTCGACGTCTCCCGCATGCTGAAGGTGCCCCCGCCGCCCGCCAGCGGGCCGCGCGTGCTGCCCCGCCGCTCGACGACCCCGCGGGCCACGCCCGGCGGCGCCGCGGTCGCGCTCCTGCACTCCGACAACCTCCCCGCGGGGTGGGAGGCGGCGGCCGACGCGATCGGCGCCGCCCTGCGCGACCACGTCCGGGGCGGCGAGTACCGCCAGTGCTACCTCGCGCTCTCGGGGGCGCTGGCCGAGCGCGGGTGCCCGCTCGACGGCCTCGGCGCCGTCGTCGCGCGCGCCCACGCGGTCGACCGCTCCTACCCCGAGTGGGAGGCGCTGGTCGGCGACCGCGTCGAGATCGCGCGGAGCACCGCGGGCCACTACCTCAACCGGCAGCCCGTGCTCGGCTACGCGGCCCTGCGCGCGCGCTGGCCCCGGGTGGCCGACGCCCTCGACGCGACGACGGTGTCGGCCGCGGAGGCGCGCGTGCGCCGCCAGCTCGCCGCGCCGGCGCCTACGCCGATGCCCGTGGCCGACGCCCTCGACGCGATCGAGCGGGAGATCGCCGGCGCCCGCGGCGTGGTGGCCATCGCGGCGCCGCCGGGCACCGGCAAGACGCACGCGGTGGTGGAGCGGGCGCGCCGGCTCCCGGTGATCCAGGGGCGCGCGCGGCCGGGCGGCCGCCTGGTGGTGTCGTCCCCGCGCCACGACCTCGCCGAGCAGACCGCTTCGACGATCCCCGGCGCGCTGCACCTCTTCTCGCCGCCCTCGCTCGTGCGCAACGGCGCCCCGGTGTGCGCCTACGCCGACGCCGCGAAGGCCCTGGCCAACGGGCGGCAGAGCGTCCGCCGGGAGCTCTGCGAGGGCCGGGGGCGCAACCCCTGCGACCTCGCCGAGGGGTGCGCGGCGCGGGAGGGGATCGAGGGCGACCCGAACGCCACGCTGGTGGTCGGGGTGCACGGCCTGGTGCGCGAGCTGCGCACGTACGCCGGCCCCTCGGGCGTGCTCGTGGTCGACGAGCCGGGCGAGGTGGTGTTCACCGAGCGGGTCACCCTCGACGACCTCGAGACGGCCGCGCGGTACCTCGACGCGTTCGAACCGAAGTACGCCGACGCCATCGCGCCCGCCCTGGCGGCGTTCATGGCGTGGGTGCGCGAGGCCGGCGCCGTCGAGGGCCCGCTCGTCTCCGTCCACGACGCGGTGCGCCTCGGCGCCCCCGCGGTCCCGCCCGAGCTCCTCGAGGCCGCCGGCGTCGACCCCGACCCCGCGACGGTCGGCGACGGCGTCCTGGTCGCGGCCGCGGGGGCGATCCCCGACGCCGCCCGCTCGACCGCGCCGCCTCTGCTCTGGCGCTCGGTGGCCCTCGCGCGCGCCAACCCCGGGCGCGCCGCCGAGCTCGGGAAGGCCTCGCGCTTCCTCGACCTCGTCTGGCGCGGGGTCACCGCCCCGGTGCTGGTGTCGGCGCACATCGACGAGCGCGGCGGCGAGCGGGCGGCGACGCTGGTGAGCCTGAACCCCGACCTGCGCCTAGCGCTCGAGCACGAGGGCGGCGTGGTCATCCTCGACGCGAACGCCGCGCTGCACATGCCGGCGGTCGAGCTGGTGCTGCGCGAGCTGCCGCACACGAGGGGGACGCCCACGAAGCTGGTGGAGCTGGCGGTCGACGACGGCGCCCCGATCCTGCGCACCGTGCTGGCGTGCGGGTCGGCGAACCGCTCGGCGTGGATGCCCCGCGGGGTGCCCGACTGGGAGGCCGGCATCCTCCCGGCCCTGCGCGCGGCCGTCGCGTGGATGGCGCGGCTCCCGTGGTGCCGCACGGTGGGGTTCATCGCCCCCCTGGCCATCGAGGCGGCGGTCGCCCACACGCTGCGGCCCGACGACCCTAAGCCGCGGAAGCTCTGGCCCCATTCGAAGCGGGCCCTCGACGCGGCGCGCGCGGCGCTGGCGCCGGTGCTCGCGGGCTTCGACGGCGACGTCCTCACGGGCCACTACGGCGCCCTCGAGGGCCTCGACTTCATGGCGGGCTGCGACGCGACGGTCACCTTCATGGACCCGCGCCCCAACCTCGGGGACGAGCTGCTCCGCGGGGAGTTCCTCGGCCTCGACGCCGAGGGGCGCGTCGACGAGCTCGCGGCGGCGGAGCTGGAGCAGGCGCACGGGAGGTTGCGCACCATCCACCGGACGAAACCCGGGCGGCAGCTGCACGTCGGCGTCGTCGTGCCCCACGGGTGGGCCGGTCGGCCCGTCGACGTGGAGTCCCTGCTCATCGGCCGTCCGAAGGGCGCCGCGGCCATGAGCGCCGAGGAGTTCGCCGCGGCCCGCGAGGCGTCGGGGATGTCCCAGGCGGCGTTCGCCAGGTCCGTCCGCGTGAGCGTCGGCGCGGTGAAGCACTACGAGAAGGGGCGGGCTCCGGTGCCCGAGGATGTGGCGCGTGCCGTGCGCTCGCTCGCCGCGGTTGGATCAGAAACCCCCCACAGAAGAGAATCTAATGGGGGTTCTTGATCCAATGCCCGCTACAGGGGTTTCTGATCCAGTTCGGTATGGGGGTTCTTGATCCAACGAGGAGGTGGGTGACGTGCGTCCCTTCGAAGATGTCTCGGTTTGTGGCGAGCGGAGCCTCTGGAGGCTGAACGTCGAGCGCACCACCGCTGCGGGGAGGAGCCCGTGAACGATGCCCGCTGATGGATCCATCCCCCCGCCCGATCGCGCCCCCACGTCGGCCTCTGGATGCGTGCCACCGCCCGCCGCGTGTGCCCCTGAATCCGTGCCACCACGGTATCCCGTGGGCACCATCCACGCGCACGAGCCCGAGTCGTCGAGCGCTCCCGCGCCGGAGCACACCGCCGCGTTGTGCCTGCTCTGCGGCCGCGCGCGGTGGTTCCGTCGTCGCCTCTGCCGCTCCTGCTACCGGAAGCTCTCGGAGTGCGGGCTGACCATGCCGAGCGCCCGGCGCCCCGGTCCGTCAGCGCGAACCCCCGCCGAACGCCTCGCCGCGTGGGTAGAGTCGCTACCCGCGGAGGCGCGGCGCCGCCTCCAGGTGGCGCTCCAGGGGGCCGGGGAGCCCGAAATCGCCGCCTCGCTGGAGCCCGCCCCATGACGACGAAGAAGCCCGGGAAGGGGACCCCGCCGAAGGGAAAGGGGGACGGCAAAGCGCCTCCGACGGCGCCCCAGAGCGCCCCGGTGTGCCCCAGCAAAGGGGGGGTCGACGCTCGCGCCGACGCGATGCGGTATATCGCCGAGGGCTTCACCGTCACCGCGGCGGCTGGGCAGGTGGGCGTCGACCGGAAGACGGTGCGGCGCTGGCGCGACTCCATCGAAGGGCAGAAGCTCCTCGACGACGCCCGCAAGGCGCGCGCGGCGCAGTTCGCCGACGCCGCTGACCAGGCGCGCCGCACCCTGCGCGAGGCCACCCCCCTCGCGGCCCTGCGGCTGCGCGACCGGCTCAACAGCACGGTCCCCTTCGAGGCGATCAACGCCGCGGAGGCCATCCTGTCGCGTGTGGGCGTTCCTCGCGCGACGAAGGTGGAGAGCACGGGCGGCGCTGGGCTCGACCTGTCGAAGCTCAGCGATGACGAGCTGGCGACGCTCGAGCAGTTGCACGCGAAGGCGTCCGGCGGGGCACCCCCGCCGTGAGCGTGAACCTCACGCTCGCCACGAAGGCCGACCTCGATCGCGAGCGGATCCGCCGCCACGGTTTCGGCGAGTTCGCGCGCCGCGCGTGGCCGCGGGTGGAGCCCAACGCGCTCGTGTGGGGCTGGCACCTCGACGCCATCTGCGAGCACTTGGAGGCGCTCGCGAGGCGGCAGATCCGCGACCTTGTCATCAACGTCCCGCCCGGCTTCTCGAAGAGCCGGCTCGCGTCCGTGCTCTGGCCGGCGTGGGTCTGGTCCTGGGACCCCGGCCGGCGGTTCATGTGCGCGAGCTACTCCGAGAAGCTCGCGCTGCGCGACGCGCGGGCGATGCGGGGGCTGGTGGCGGGCGACTGGTACCAGGCGCGCTGGCCGCAGGTGCAGTTCCCCCGCGACAACAACGCCAGCGCGGCCGCCGCCCTCTTCCTCAACACCTCCAAGGGCTTCCGCAAGAGCGACACCGTTCGCGGGCAGTGGACCGGGGAGCACGGCGACGATGTGATGGTGGACGACCCGCTCGACCCCCAGGGCGCGGCCTCCTCTCTCGAGCTCGACTTCGTCCTCGAGTGGTGGACGGGCACGATGCCCACGCGCTTCCGCGACCACAGCGTGTCGACGCGCGGCCTCATCATGCAGCGCCTGCACGACCGCGACCTCACGCGCGAGTTCAAGCGGGCGGGCGCGACGGTGCTCTGCCTTCCGTTGCGGTACGAGTCGCGGCACCCCGATCGGTGGACCCGCGACCCGCGGACGGTGGAGGGTGAGCTCCTATGCCCGGCCCGCATGGGCGAGGCCGAGGCCTCCGCGCTCGAGGCCCGGATGCTCTCCAGCACGCGCCGCGCCGCACAGCTCCAGCAGCGCCCCGTCGCCGCGGGCGGCAACATCTTCCGCGCGGAGTGGTTCAGGAAGTTCTGGGTCACGTTCCCCGACGTCGACACCTGGGTGTTGAGCGTCGACTGCGCCTTCAAGAAGAGCAGCGACAGCGACAAGGTGTCGATCACGGTGTGGGCGTCGAAGGGGGCGACGCACTACCTCATCGACCGCCGCACCGAGCGGATGAGCTTCACGGAGACGCTCACCGCCATCAAGGCGATGTGCGTGAAGTGGCCGAAGGTCGCGAGCGGCCGCAAGGTCGTCGAGGACAAGGCCAACGGCGAGGCGGTGGTCGACGCGCTCAAGAGCGAGGTGCCCGGCCTGGTGCTGTTCAGCCCCGGCTCCGACTCGAAGGAGGGGCGCGCGATCGGCGTCACGCACCTCTTCGAGGCCGGCAACGTCGTCTTCCCGCACCCCGACCTCGCGCAGTACCCCGACGGGTCGCGCGGGGCCTTCTGGTTCCGCGGGGGGATGCCCTTCGACCAGGAGCCCGCGGAGGGCTCCTACGAGCACACGATGACGTTCTTCCCGAAGGCGGCCAACGACGACGACGTCGACGGGACGACGCAGTACTTCAGGGCGACGCACAACGACTGGCTGTCGAAGTTCAAGACGGCCTGGGGAGGCAGGTGACCATGACGGGCTACAAGGAGATGCTGGCGCGCGCCGTCGCGCGCGTGGACGGGTGGGCGAACGTGCTCACGGGCGTGGGGCAGGTGATGGGCCGCAGGAGCCGCGGCAGCTACGAGTGGCAGGGGCAGGGGCGCCTCAGCGACGCGCAGCTCGAGGACCTCTACAACGGCGACCCCTACGCCGCGCGAATCTGCGAGGCCGTGCCGAAGCACGCGCTGCGGCGCGGGTTCAAGGTGAAGGTCGGCGACGTCGCGCTGGAGACGGCGGTGGCGAGGGATGTCGCGCGGGTGCAGGTGGTGCCGCGGATGCGCGAGGCGTGGACGTGGGCGCGCGCGTTCGGGGGCGGGGCCGTCGTCATCGGCGCCGACGATGGGCGCCTCGCGAGCGAGCCCCTCGACCCCACGGCCCTGCGGCGCGTGCTGTTCCTCGCGTCGGTCACGTCGCGCGAGCTCTGGCCCGACACCTGGGAGAACAACTCGCTCGACCCGCGCTTCGGCGAGCCGGTGACCTATCGGCTCCAGCGCAACAGCGGGGGCGGCGGCGTGGAGTCGTCGATCGTGCACCACACCCGCGTCGTCCGCTTCGACGGCCTTCCGACGACGCGCACGCGCCGCATCACCCTGAAGGGTTGGGGCGAGTCGTACCTGCAGCGCACCTACGAACTCCTGCAGGAGTGGAACGGGGCGCACACCGCCGTCACCGACCTCGTGCAGCAGGCGTCGGTGGGCGTGTACAAGATGAAGCGGCTCGCCGAGCTCATCGGGAGCGACCCGGAGGGGCTGCTCAAGAAGCGGATGGAGGCGCTCGACATGGGCCGCTCGGTGGCGAAGTCGATCCTCCTCGACGCCGAAGGGGAGGCCTACGAGCGCGTGGAGGTGGGGGCGCTCAGCGGGCTCCCCGACCTCCTCGACCGCTACTCCTTGCGCCTCGCGGGCGCGCTGGAGATGCCGGTGTCGATCCTCCTGGGGCGCGCGCCGGCGGGGCTCAACGCCACCGGGGAGTCGGACATGCGCGCCTGGTACGACGCCCTCGACGCCGAGCGGGAGATGGTCCTGAAGCCGGCGGTCGAGCGCGTCGTGCGCCTGGTGCTGCTCTCGCAGGCGGGCCCGACGAGCGCGCGGGAGCCCGAGGGGTGGAGCATCGAGTTCCCGCCGCTCTGGCAGATGACGCCCACCGAACAGGCCGACCTCCGCGGGAAGGTCGCGGCGACCGACTGGGGGAACATCGACAAGGGCGTCACCACGCCCGAGGAGGTCGCCGTCAGCAGGTTCCGCCCCGAGGGGTGGTCGATGGAGACGGAGGTCGACCTCGACGCTCGCAAGGCCTCGATGGGTGGCGCCGGTGGCGACCCGGCGCAGGTCGACGCGGTGGCGGCGGTCGTGGCGAAGGTGGCCGGGCGCGAGGTGCCGCGCGAGACGGGCATCGCGTCGCTCGTGCAGCTCCTCGGCGTCGACGCGGCCGCCGCCGAGGAGCTCATGGGCGAGACCGGGCGGAGCTTCTTCACGAAGCCCGACCCCGCGGCCGTCGCCGAGCTGGAGACCATGCGCGGCGAGAACGCCAAGCTCAAGGCCAGCAACCAGGGGCACGCGGCGTACACCGCGCGGCTCATCCAGCGCGCGCGCGACGGGGGCCTCGAGCTGGGCGCGTTCACCGCGAAGGCCCCCACCGAGACCGCCGAGGGCGACGAGCTCGAGGTGGGCGACGTGGTCGCGGTGCCCGCCGACGCGCAGGTGCCGAAGACCAACGCGGCAGACGGCCCCCACGTGGCGATCGTGCTCCCCCTGCCCCAGGCGCTGCGCGCGGCGCTGGCGCTCCCCGGTGGCGAGCTGCCCGAGGACCTCCACGTGACCCTCGTGTATCTCGGGCCGCTGGCGTCGCTCCCGGTCGGCGCCACGGACCACATCGTCAGCGCGCTGCGCGCGTGGGCGGCGTGGGCGTCGCCGATCCTCGCCCTCATCGGCGGCGTGGGCGTCTTCCCCGCGGGCCCGGCCGGCGCGCCGGTGTACCGCCCGGTGGACAGCGAGGCCATCGGCGCCCTGCGCCCCGGGCTCCTGCGGGCGCTGCGCGGCGAGGGCTTCTCGCCGGCGCCCGGCCACGGGTTCGTGCCCCACATGACCGTCGCCTACGCCCCGGCCGGCGCCCCGACGCCCGCGCCCTGCGCCCCGCTCGTGGTGACCTTCGACCGCGTCGCGCTGTGGGCGGGCGACACGCGGGTCGAGATGCCGCTCGGCGGGGACGACGATGCGGTGAAGGGAGGCGCGTGATGTTCATGGGAGGCAAGCCCACGCCCGACTCCGAGCGCGTCGTCGACGGCGTCGCGCCGCCGGGGAAGGTGCTGGAGAGCAGTCGTCCCGCGTCGCCCGACCCGAAGTGGACGCCCGAGCGCCGCGCCGCCCTGCGCCGCACCATCGAGGCCGCGCGGCGCTTCGTGCGGTGCGCCGACGAGTTCGTCCCCGACGACGGAACGTGGTTCTACCCGGACGCGCTGGGGGAGTACGGCGACGCCCTGAACGACGCCATCGAGGCTGAGGCGCGCGCGTGGGATGAAGACCCGGCAGAGCCGGCCCCGCCCGACACGCGCGTGGAGCGGCACGGGTGAACACCGCCACGCTCGCCCACCGGCGCCGCGTCGTCGAGGCATCGAGGCGACGGCACCCGCCCCGCGCCCCGCGCCCAACGCCCCCGACCGGCGCCGCGGCGGGGTACGCGCTCGCGCTCGCCGCGATCCTCGACCCCCTCGACGCGGCCGTTGCGGCGGCCCTCGGCGACGCTGGCTTCCCGGTGCGTCTCGACGCCCAGGGCGACGCGCCGGAGCTGCCCGGCTCCGTCGCCGCCGCGATCCGCCGCTTCCTCTCCAACGCCGCGAAGGGGCTCCCGAGCTCTCGCGCCGTCGACGCGATCGTGGCCCGCGCGGCGAAGGGGGCCGACGCACACTCCCGGGCGATGTGGGCGGCGCAGGCGAAGGCCCTCGGGATCGACCTCGGCGACGACCTCTTCCTCGCGGCCCGCATGAAGGCCTTCAGGAAGGCGAACGTCGCCCTCATCAAGTCGATGGTCGGCGAGCACGTGGCCCGCGTGCACCGGGTGCTCAAGGCGGCCGGGAGCGGCACGCGCGTGGAGGTGATCCAGCGGCAGCTCCAGGAGGCGACGGGTGCTTCGAAGTCCCGGGCGGCGCTCATCGCCCGTGACCAGGTGCTCTCGCTCAACGCGCAGGTCACCCGGGACCGCCACGCCGCGGCGGGGATCACGGAGTACGTCTGGCGCACCTCGCGCGACGAGCGGGTGAGGTCCCGGCACAAGGAGCTCGAGGGGACCCGCCACGCCTACGACGACCCGCCCGTGGTCGACGCGGCGACGGGGCGGCGGGCCCACCCGGGCGAGGACTTCCAGTGCAGGTGCACGGCGGAGCCGGTGTTGCCGGGCATCGACGACGGCTGATCCGTCCCCCGATTGCGTGCCACCGCCCCGTGGCGGCTGTGGCGCGATGCCCCGCACCATCCGCTCGATGTCCGCCTCCGAGAGGGTACACCGCCGCGACTTCGCGGGCGCCGCCACGAAGGTGACGCGCACGCCCCAGGGCGGCTTGCGCCTCGACGCGGCCATCACGCGCGTCGGCGTGCTCACGTACCAGGACCACACCGGCAAGAGCTGGCGCGAGTACAAGCCCGCGGAGGAGGTGTTCCGCGCCGACGCCCTCGCGACGCTCGAGGGCGCGCCCGTCACGGAACTGCACCCGGAGAAGCTCGTCGACGGCGACACCTGGAAGGCCGTGTCGGTCGGGCACCTCGTGGGCGCCCCGCGCCGCGACGGGGCCTTCGTCGTGGCCCCGATAGCGGTGCAGGACGCGGGGACGGCCGCGCGCGTCGAGTCGCGCGAGCTGCACGACGTGAGCGCCGGCTACACCTGCCGCGTCGACTGGACAGCCGGTGTCACGCCCGAGGGCGAGGCCTACGATGCCGTGCAGCGGGACATCGTCTACAACCACGCTGCGCTGGGCCCCGAGGGGTGGGGCCGCGCGGGGACCGAAGTGTCGCTGCGCATGGACGGCGCGGCCAACCAGGTGCGCAGCGACGCACCGAAGGGGACTCACACCATGAAGGTGCTCAAGGTCAGGGGGCGCGAGTACAAGCTCGACGCCGCCGAGGACGTCGTCGCGGCCCAGGGCGCGGTGGACGAGACGGTGAAGAAGGCCGACGCGGAGAGCGCGGAGCTCACGGCCGTCAAGGAGGCGCTCATGGAGGCGCTGAAGAAGGTCGCCTCGCTCGAGGCGAAGCAGGTCGCCGGCGCCGCCGCCGCGCCCCCCGTCGTCACGGAGGAGATGGTCCCCGAGGCGGTGGCCGACGCGCTCGCCGAGAAGCGCGCCGCGCTGCGCGAGAACGCCCGCAAGGTGCTCGGCCCCGAGGTGAAGCTCGACGGGCTCAAGGCGACGGAGATCCACAAGCTCGTCGTCGCGAAGGCGCTCCCCACCGTGAAGCTGGACAACTTCGACGCGAAGACCGTCGAGGGCATGTACCTCGCGTCCGTCTCGGGCGCCGCCACCACGGCCCGCGCGGACAACCTCCGCGGCGCGCACCCCGGCCCCCCGGTCCGCACGCGCAACGACGCGGCCGACGACGAGAGCGAGGACGACGGCGGCGACCCGGCCGCGGCCCTCAACGCCCGCACCCACAACCGCTTCGACAACCGCGGCCGCACCAGCGGCGCCGCCGCCGAGAGGGCCTGACCATGGCCGACAACGTCCAGACCACCTACGCCTTCGCCCCCGCGGCGGGGCTCCCCGGGCAGATCGCCCGCTACAAGCCCGGGCAGCTCATCGCGACGCTCATCGCGGCCGCGGCGCTCGTCCCGGGCACCTGCGTGTTCAAGGGGGCGGCGAGCGGCAACGACGCGGGCGAGGCCGCCCCGATCGCCCCCGCCGCCGACGCCGACGCCATCATCGCGACGGGGGCCTCGACGGCGGGCATCCAGAACGTCACGGGCGGCTCGCTCGACGGCGTCATCGGCGCCGGCGAGATCTACCCCCCGCGCAACCTCGTGCTCGTGCTGTCGAGCCACGCCGACTGGGACGCGACCAACGCGACCGTCACGGGGACCGACGAGAACGGCGTCGCCATCACGGAGGTGCTCGCGATCCCCAACGGCGGCAACGCCACCGTCACGGGCGCCACCAAGTTCCGCTCGGTGACGAACCTCAACATCCCCGCGCAGAGCGGCACCGGAGGCACGTACACGCTCGGGACCGGCTCCCTCCTCGGCGCGGCCGACCACATCGTCGCGGGCATCGTCGCCCGGGACGAGACCCGCACCGCCGTGAACTACGCGTCCGGCGAGCTCGTCCCGATCATCAAGTGCGGCGACGTGTGGGTGACCAGCGAGACCGCGGTGAAGGAGGGCGACCCCGTGTGGGTGCGCGTCGTCATCTCGGGCGACGAGGTCGCCGGCGCCTTCCGAGCCACGCCCGACGGCAACGACTGCGTGCGCATCAAGGGCGCGCGGTTCTCGTCCACCAACAGCGCGGGCCTCTCCCGCGTCGACTTCAACCTCCCGTCGGGCTGAACCACGCCATGAAGAACCCCCTCAACCGCCGCCCCATGACCCCCGCCCGCGAGGCGCGGATCAACAGCGTCTTCCTCCCGGCCGCCGCCGAGATGGCCGCGAAGGCGCTGCCCACCGAGCGCATGGACGCCTCGTCGACGCTCTTCCTCGCGCGCCAGCTCGAGGAGCTCGACGCCGAGACGTACTGGGTCGAGTACCCGGAGTTCCAGGGCGTCCTCATCCTCCCGATCAAGTCGAACATCAACCCCGGCGCGGACAACTACAAGTACCAGATCCGCGACCGCGTCGGCGAGTTCAACCCCTCGGCCAACCTCACCGACGACAGCGCCGAGCAGGACATCGCCGGGGACAACGCCACGCAGAACCTCTACTCGTGGCGGGGGCACTACAACTACAGCGTGCAGGACATGCGGCGCGCCGCCATGGCCGGTCAGCGCCTCGAGAACGACAAGGCCATGGGGTGCCGCGAGAACGCCGAGACGAAGCTCGACGAGGTGCTCGCGACGGGGCACTCCCCGCTCGGCATCACCGGCTTCTACAACAACGCGGGGGTGGCGGCGGTCACGCCCGACACGGGCGACTGGACCAACAGCAGCACCGACGCGGACGAGATCGTCAACGACCTGAACAAGGTCGTGCGCTCGGTCATCACGGGCACCAAGGGCCGCGTCATCCCCAACGCGCTCGTGCTCACGCCGACGCAGTACGCCGCGGCCGACACGAAGCGCCTCCCCAACACCGAGGTCTCCGCGCTGGACTACTTCCGCAAGAAGAACCCGCAGATGACCATCTCGCAGTGGGCGCGCGGCGAGACGGCGGGCGCGTCCGGCGTGCGGCGCCTCATGGTCGGGCGCATGGACCGCCGCACCCTCGAGGCGCTCCTGCCCGTCCGCTACGAGACCTTCCCCCCGGAGATCCGGGGCCTCGCCTACCGCGTCGAGGCGCACGTGCGCTGCGGCGGCGTGATGTTCCGCTACCCCGGCGCCTGGCGCTACGGAGATGGGTTCTGACCATGCGATGCAAGGTCCTCAAGGGCACCGTCGACAACGTCGCCACCGGCGGCGAGGTCGAGATCGTGGACAACAAGGCCAACCGCGCCCTCATCGCGGGCGGCGTCATCGAGCCCCTCGAGCGGCTCCCCCCGGAGCCGCCCCCGAAGGCCCCGAAGGCGCCGCCGAAGAGCGACCGCTCGGAGATGGAGCGCATGCAGCGCGAGTTCCACGGCGCGTGGGACGAGGAGCAGAAGCGCCACGCCGAGGAGCTGGCGCACCTGCGCGAGCGCCACGCCGCCGAGCTCGGGGCCGCGCTCGCCGCGAACGAGCGCCACGCCGCCGAGCTCGCCGCCCTCACCGCCCGCCTCGCCGAGCTGGAGAAGGGCGCGCCGAAGGGCAAGGGCAAGAAGGGCGAGGAGCAGTCATCCGAGAAGACGGAGGGCTGAGCCGTGGCGGTGAGCGTGGCCTCCCTGAAGGAGCGGTACAGCGAGTTCGAGCCCACGGCCGACGCGCTGGTGACCCGTGTCATCGCGGAGGCCACGCGCCGCACCTCCACGTCGTTCGGCGCCAGCTACGACGACGCGGTCATGCTCCGGGCCGCACACCTCCTCGCCATCAGCCCCCAGGGCATGAACGCGCGCCTGGAGACGAAGCCCGGCGACAACCCCCTCATGGCTTCGACCTACGGGCAGGAGCTGCTCCAACTCCTCCGCGAGCGCTTCGGCGGCCCCCACATGGTCGGGGTGGGCCCGCTCGGATGAACACCGTCCGCGACACCGACCGCGGCGCCTCCGGCCTCCTCGCGCGCCTGCGGGCGCAGAAGGGTGTGCGGGTGCGCGCGGGCATCCTCGACGACGCGCCGAAGAAGGGCGAGGACGGCGACGGGCCGATGATGCTCGTCGAGGTGGCCGTGCTCCACGAGTTCGGCGGCGAGAACGTGCCCCAGCGGTCGTTCGTTCGGGCGACCGTGGACGAGAACCTCGAGGAGATCCGCGACACGCAGCACGCGCTCGCGGTGCAGGTCTTTCGGGGGAAGGTGGACGAGTCGGCCGCCGCCAACCGCCTCGGGGCGAAGGTCGCGTCGATGATGCAGGGGCGCATCTCAGCCGGCATCGACCCGCCCAACGCCCCAGCGACCATCGAGGCGAAGGGCTCCTCGAAGCCCCTCGTGAACACCGGGCAGTTGAAGTCCGGCATCACCTGGCGCGTGGAGGACTGACGTGGACCTCGCCACCATCGAGCCCGCGCTCGCGGCCGTCGCCTCCGCCATCACCGGCGTGGAGGCGGGGTGCTGTGTGTGGGAGAACGCCCCGCGCCCGCGACACAACGGCCGGCTGGTGACGCTCTCCTGGGTCTCCAACGCGCCCGCCGGGACCGACGCGGTGGGGTGGGAGTACGCCCCGAACGCCGACCCGCTCCTCGAGATGACGCCGACGGCGAAGGGGCACCGCAAGCCCCGCGTGCAGATCGTCGTCGAGGTGCACGACCAGCGCCCCGGGTACAACGCCGCGGCCGTGGTCGAGCGCGCCCGCACGCGCCTCACGTGGCCGTCGGTGCGCCGCGCGCTCACCGCCGCGGGCCTCGCGCTGGCGGGCGACGGCGAGGCGGTGAACCTCGACGGCAAGGTCGACGGCCGCCTCGTGTCGCGCCGCGCCTTCGAGCTGCGCTTCAACGGCGTCTCCACCGAGGCTGACGCGGCGGGACGCACCTCCTACATCGCTTCCGTGGGGCTCACCCCCACCATTCGCCGCCCCGACGGGGCGCCCGTTGATTCCGACCTTCAGCCGGGAGGCACGACCCCGTGAGCTACCTCGACGACCTCATCAACATCAGCATCACGCGCAACACGCGGGGCCTCACGCGCGCCGGCTTCGGGGTGCCCCTCATCGCGGCCCTCCACACGCACTACGTCGCCCGGGTGCGCCGCTACACGTCGCTCGCGGCCCTCGTCGCCGACGGCTTCCTGACGACCGAGCCCGCCTACAAGATGGCGCAGGCGGTCTTCGCGCAGTCGCCCCGCCCGCCGGCCGTGAAGGTCGGCCGCCGCGCCACCGCCTACACCCAGGTGGTGCACCTCACTCCCCCGTCGGCGCCCGCCGCGCTCGGCGTGGTCACGGTGAAGGTCGACACGATGGCCGCCACGTTCACCGCCGACGGGACGCCCACGATCGCCGAGGCGGTCACGGGGATCACCGCCGCCATCAACGGCCTCGCGGACCCCGACGCGATCATCGCGGCGGGCGCGTCGACGGCCGGCGTGCAGACCCTCACCACCTTCGACGGCGTGGTCGGGCGCGGGGTCATGTCGCCGCCGCGCGCGCTCGTGCTGGAGCTGTCCAACCACGCCAACTGGGACGCGACGACGGTGGTCGTCACGGGGAAGGACCCGGACGGGAACACCATCACCGAGAACTTCGCGGTGCCCGACGGAGGCAACGCTAGCGTCGCCGGGAGCAAGCTCTTCCGCAACGTGACGCAGGTGTCGGTGCCCGCGCAGTCCGGCACCAACGGCACCTTCATGCTCGGCACGCGCGCGCCTGTGACGGCGGTGGCGACGGGCGGCACGCACGTGGTCTGCACCGCGCCCGCGGGCGAGCTGCACAGCTACGAGGTGACCGCCGGCGCCGTCGACATCGCGGACGAGACCGCCGACCCGGGCATCGAGGCCGACCTGAACGCGATCCTCGCCGCCGACGGCGAGTGGTACGGCCTCCTCCTCGACAGCCAGGGCGCCGCGGAGATCCTCGCGGCCGCGCCGTGGGCGGAGGCCAACCGCAAGCTCTTCGCGTCGCAGACCTCCGACTCCGACTGCCTGGACGGCGACGAGGACGAGGACGTCATGTCGGCCGTCGAGGCGGCGGGCTACGTCTGCACCGCGGTGATGTTCTGCCCCGAGGTGGCGCTCCACTGGCGCGCGGCCGCGTGGATGGGCGACCGCTTCCCCGCCGACCCGGGCTCCGACACGTGGGCCTACAAGACGCTCGCGGGGGTGCCCTTCTACACGCTCTCCGACACCGCCCGCGCCGTCGTCGAGGCGAAGCACGGGAACCACTACCTCGAGCTCCTCGGCGTGGGCTCCACCTACCCGGGCTGGACGGGCGCGGGCGAGTGGATCGACATCACCCGCGGGCTGCACTGGCTGCGGGCCCGCCTCGGCGAGCGCCTGGCCGGGCTCTTCCTCGGCTCCGAGAAGGTCGAGTTCGACGACAGCGGGATCGACCGCGTCCTGTCGGTGGTGCGCGCGCAGCTCAACGAGGCGGTGCGCGTGAAGCTCATCGCGAAGACGCCCCCCTACTCCCTCACCGCCCCGAAGGTCGAGGACGTCGACGAGGCCGACCGCGCGGCCCGCCACCTGCCCGGGGTCGCGTTCGGCGCGCGCGTCGCCGGCGCCATCCACACCCTCGACCTCGCCGGCGAAGTGAACGCCTGAAAGGAACCCGCACACCATGCCCGGCTTGAAGCCATACGACAGCAACGAGGTCTCCCTCACCTTCGGCGGGAAGGCGATCGACAGCGGCCGCGCCGAGGGCGACTTCGTCACCACGGAGTACGTCTCCGAGCTCTTCACCGAGAAGGTCGGCGCCGACGGCGAGGTGACGCGGTCGAAGACCAACGACAACCGCGGCACGATCAAGGTCAAGCTCATGCAGACGAGCGACGGCCACAAGATGCTGACGCAGCTCTACGCGCTCGCCCGCCGCTCCGCGAACGGCGCCGACGTGGGCGAGTTCCAGCTCCGCGACCGCACCGGCGGCCTCCTCGAGCACGCCGAGCACGCGTGGATCAAGAAGGCACCGGCCAACGCCTACGGCAAGGAGGCGGGCGAGCGCGAATGGGAGCTCGCCGTCGCCGACCTCGTGCGCGAGGTGGAGGGCTGATGCGCCCCGTCGAGACCCGGCGCATCGGCGCCCACACCTACCACGTCGACCCGCTCCCCACGACGAAGGGGCTGCACGTCATGGCTCGCGTCGGCAAGGCGCTCGTGCCCGCGCTCGCGCAGGGCGCGAAGCTCGACCCCGCGAAGCTCAAGGGCGGCGCCTCGCTCAAGGTGGAGGTGCTCGTTGAGCTCGCCTCCGCGCTCTCGGCCGCGGCCTCGTCCGTGGTCGACAACCTCTCGGCTGACGACCTGGTCTTCGTCTGCGAGACCTTCGCGGCGCACACCCAGGTGGACGTGGACGCCTCGCACCGGGTGCCCCTCAAGGGCATCTTCGACGTGCACTTCGCCGGCTCCTACGTGGAGCTCGGCGAGTGGATCCGCTTCTGCGCCGAGGTGAACTTCGGCCCTTTGCTCGCCGGGCTGAGGCGCGCCGCGAGCGCCCCCGCCCCCGCTCCCGCCGCGGCCGAGTCGAAGTAAGGGTCCCGGCGCACGTGCCGTGGCTCGTGCACCGCGTCGCCATCTCGCGCCGCTACAACGACTCCCTGCACGTGATCCTGACGGAGTGGTCGCTCGCCGACGTGTGCGACGCCAACGACGTGCTCGACGCCCTGGAAGACGCCCTCGACGCGGAGGATGAGCAATGAGCGAGAGCGGAGCCCTCCGCGAGGTGTTCGCGGAGTTCGGGATCGACTGGGACGACACGAAGCTCCAGCAGGGGTCGCGCACCGTCGACGGCGTCGTCGCGCGCGTGCGGGAGCTCGGCGCGATGCTCGTCGGCAACGAGGTGGCCGGCGCCATCCGAGAATTTGCCGACCAGTTCGAAGAGGCCGCGGGGCGGCTCGAGGACAACGCCAACGCCCTCGACGTCACCACCGACCAGCTCCAGCAGATGCGCTTCGCGGCGCAGGCCGCAGGTGTCGAGACGGCCCAGGTGGACGCTGCGCTCCAGCGCTTCCAGCAGTCGGTGGCGGGGGCCGCAGCGGGGGGCAAGTCCCAGGCGGCGGCGTTCCGCGCCATCGGGGTCAACGTGCGCGACGCCGAGGGGAACATCGGCAACCTGTCGGAGCTCCTCGACGGGGTCGCGGCCGGCATGGGCGGGATCGAGGACCCCGCGCGGCGCGCGCAGATCGCGCAGCAGCTCTTCGGCCGCGCGGGGTCGCGCCTCGCGACGGTGCTGCACGAGGGGGAGGGCGGGCTCGCCGAGCTGCGCGCGGAGCTCGAGGAGCTCGGCGGCGGCGTCACGCCCGAGGCCATCGAGACGGCCGGGGCCTACGGCGACGCGATGGACCGCAACAAGGTCGCGATGGACTCGCTCCGCAGCGTCATCGCGACGGCGCTCCTGCCGAACCTCACGTGGCTGGTGCAGCGCGGGACGGCGGTGCTGTCCTGGCTCTCGCGCATGACGCGCGGCACGCACTTCGCCGAGGTCGTCCTCGGGCTGTTCGGCGCCGCCGGCGTCGTCGTGGCCGCGCAGATGCTCCGCGCGTGGGCCCCGGTGGTGCTCCGCTTCGGCCTCATGGGCGCGATCATCCTCGGCGTCGCCCTCGTCATCGACGACCTGTTGAGCCTCGCAGCCGGGGGCGAGAGCGCGATCGGCGACTTCGTCGACTCGCTCTCCGGGCTGGGGACGGCCCAGCGCCTCGCGCAGTCGCTCAACGAGGGGTGGGAGGGCATGATCGTGTTCCTCCGGGCCCTGGGGGCGGACGCCCGCCAGCTCTTCGGGACCGACCTCCCGGAGCTGCTCGCGAGCCTCGGCGCGTCCATCTCCGGCCCGCTCATCGCCGCGTGGCGCGCCGTCGAGGGCGCCTTCAACGCGGTGTGGTCGCGCATCGGTGGGACCGTGACCGCGCTCTTCCGGGGCATCGCCGGGACGCTGGGGCGCATCGCGCGCGCCGTGGGCCTCGACGACCTCGCGCGCCAGGTCTCCGACGCGGTGTCGACGGCGCCGTCGGTGGTCACCGCGCGGGAGACCGGGGCGAACATCGCGCAGGTGGCCCGCGACGTCGTCGACGAGTACCGGGACATCTTCAACGGCCGCAACCAGGCGCTCGCCCCCGCCGGTGCCACGCGGGCCGTGACCGCGCCCCGCGCCCCAGCGCGACCCATCGTGCAGCAGAGCACCACCGTCGGCCAGATCGTGGTCCCCGGCGCGGGCGACCCCGAGGCCGTCGCCGAGCGCGTGCACCGGCGCATCCGCGAGGAGGGGCGCAACCGCCTCGACGCCGACCACCCCCTGCGCGACGAGGACCGCTGACATGGCCACGGTGCTCACCTGGACGAACGCCGGCGGCGTGCGGGTCGCGGTCACCCTCGACGCGGCCGAGCGGCAGTCGTTCGAATCCACCGCGGAGCCGGCCGAGCACGCGGTCGAGCGGGGGCCGAACGTCTCCGACCACGTGAAGCAGAACGGCGACACCTTCACCGTCGAGGGCGTGGTCTCCAACACGCCGATCCTCGACGACGGGCGCGCCGGCTCCGCGCGCGGCTCGGTGCAGCCGCTGACGCTCATGGTCGGCGGCGTCCCCGTGACGCTCTCGACGCTCCAGTGGTCGCAGGCCTTCGACCGCGCGAAGTTCGTCGACGGGCTCCTCCTCGCGGCGAAGGAAGCGGGGGCCCTCGTCACCTACACGACATCCCTGCGGGAGGTGCCCGACTGCATCGTCACCCGCTACCGGGTCGACCGCGACGCGGCGACGGGGAACGCCCTCGCCCTCACGCTCGAGCTCCAGCGCCTCCGGCTGGTGAACGTCCGCCGCGTCGAGGTGCCCGACCCTGCGCAGCGCCGCGGCCAGCAGACGCGCCAGCGCGGGTCGCAGCCCGCGCAGACGCCCGCCGCCGCCCGCCGCTCCGCGCTCACCAACCTCCGCAACAGCATCAGGAGGAGCACCGGCAGTGGTTGAGATCCCGTGCAGCCCCGGCGGCGAGGCCTATTTCGTCCAGCGCACCGCGCTCGGCGGGCGCGACTTCGTCCTGTCGTTCCGCTGGAACCAACGCGAAGGCCGGTGGGTGGTCGACCTCGCCGACGCGGACGGCGCGCCCATCGCTGTGGGGCTCTGCCTCGTCGTGGGCCCCGACCTCCTCGGCCTCGTCGTCGACGAGCGGAAGCCCGCCGGCGAGCTCGTGGTGCTGGACACCTCCGGGGCGCTCGACGCCGACCCCGGCTTCGACGACCTCGGTGGGCGCTTCACCCTCGCGCTCTTCGACCCGTCGGAGCTGTGATGCCGGACCCCGGGCGCATCCTCGGCCGATCGTGGCGCCTCCAGGTGGGGGCGCTCGACCTCTCCGGCCTCGACATGAGCTTCACGGTGAAGCGCTCGGTGCACAGCGAGCGGCCGGGCACGTGCGAGCTCAAGGTGCACAACCTCTCCGAGACGCACCGCGCGGAGCTGACCACCCTGCGCCGGCCCGTCGTGATCCTGTCGGCCGGGTACGGCGACGCGCCCCCGCTCGTGTTCCGCGGCGACGCCCGGAAGGTCACGGTGGTGCGCGACGCGCCGACCTGGACGTGCGCCGTCACCGCGGGCGACGGGGAGCACGCGATCCGCACCGCGCGCGCGTCGGTCTCCTTCAGCGAGGGCGCGACCCTCGTTGACGCGGTGCGCTCGCTCGCCCGCTCCCTCGGCGTGGGCGTCGGCAACACGGAGGCGCAGCTCGCGGGCCTCACGGTCGGCGACCTCTTCCCCGAGGGGACGGTGGTGCGCGGGCCCGTCGCGCGCGAGCTCACCCGGCTCTGCGAGAGCGCGGGCCTCTCGTGGTCCGTGCAGGAGGGCGTGCTGCAGGTCCTCCCCATCGGGCGCGCCCTGTCGCGCGTGGCGGTGGAGCTCGCGCCCGACAGCGGCCTCGTCGGCTCCCCCGAGCGGGGCAAGGGGAGCGCGGTGAAGTGCAAGGCCCTCCTCATCCCCGACCTCGTGCCCGGCCGCCTCGTGTCGCTCGCCTCCGAGGTGATCCGCGGCACCTTCCGCATCGAGTCCGCGGAGTACACCGGCGATACGCGGGGGAATGAGTGGTACGCGGATCTTACCCTCCGGAGCCCGAGGCCATGAGCGAGCGCCCCGTAGACCCCACCGACGCCGACGTCCTCCGCGCCGTCCTCGACCTCGAGCGGCTGGACTTCCACACCGCCCTCCCGGCCCGGGTCGAGCGCTACGACGGCGCGCGCCAGGTCGCCGACGTGCAACCGCTCGTGCGCGCGCCCGTGCCCCGCGCCGACGGCGAGCACGACCACGAGCGCCTCCCCCTCGTGCCGTCGGTCCCGGTGGTGTTCCCGCGCGTCGCGGGGTGGTTCCTCGCCTTCGGCGTGCAGCCCGGCGACACCGGGCTCCTGGTGTCGTGCGAGGCCGCCATCGGCCCCTGGCGCGCCGGCGACGGCGGCGAGGCCGACCCCGGCGACCTGCGCCGCCACCACCTCAGCCACGCGGTGTTCATCCCGGGCCTGTTCACCCGCGCCGGCGCGCTCACGCAGGCGCCGCGCGCGACGGGCGCCGGCGGCACCCACGCGCCGGCCGACGCCGCGCTCGTCATGGGCTCCGACGCGGCCGACGGGCCGCGCCTCACCTTCCGCCGCAACGGCGACGTGGAGGTGGCCGCCGAGGGGCGCGTGGTGATCCGCTCCGGCTCGGCCGCGCGCGTCGAGATGCAGGACGCGACGCAGTCGTTCGTGCGCGGCGACGCCTACGCCGACGCCCTCACCCTCTTCCTCACCGCGCTGGCGACCTTCGTGGTCGCCGTCGGCACCGCCTTCGCGGGCGTCGGGACGTATGCCGCGGGCCTCGCCGCGCCGATGGGGCCGCTGCCGACCTCGGCCACGCTCGCGACCGCCCTCGGGACCGTGCTCACCACCTTCGGCGGCGCCGCGACGGCCTTCGGCTCCGCCATCACCACATTCAACAACGCGCGCACGGCCTACCTGTCGTCGCGCATCAAGGGCACCTGACCCACCGGAGGCACCGAGCATGAGCGCCCGCTACATCTTCCCCTTCACCGAGCCCTACGGCGGCACCCCCGTTCACATCCGCAGCGAGAGCACGAGCGCCACGGTGACGCTCCAGTCCGTCGGCGGGGCCACCGCGTCGCAGCCCCCGAAGCGGGTGCAGTACGCGATCGCCACCGCCACCACCGGCCGGGGCGACGTGACGGCGCTGCGCGGCGCCGCCATCCACGACCCCGAGCGCTACGACGTGGCGGCGCGCGTGCAGGTGACGGTCGGCAACGACGAGGCGAACGCCGAGCTCTGGCTGACCTGCGGCGAGGTCGGCCCCCGCACCGACCCCACCGAGAACGGCGCCGCCATCATCCTCACCATGGACGGCGAGATGCAGGCCGGGCACGTGGTCGCCGGCTCCTACACGACCGTCATCAGCGCCAGCTCCGCCACCATCACCGCCGACCGCGCGGGCGGCTTCCTCTGGCTCCGGGCCGTGCGCACCCCGACGGCCTTCGCCGTGTACTTCGCCGTCGGCGACGACGAGGGCCTCCCCGACGCGTGGACGTGCTTCGGCGTCTCCGACGACGAGACGCTCCTCGACGCCTCGCGCGGCCGCCAGCTCCGCGTGACCGCGCGCACGACGGCGGGCGTCACGGGCGGGTTCACCGCGCGCTGGCTGGACACCGCCGTCCTCGACCGCAACGCCCCCACGCCGCTCGCGCCCGCCCCCGGCGAGACCTGGTGACGCCGTGGCGACGGTGACCCTTCAGCTCATCGACCGCTGGCCCGGGGGCTCCCCGGTCCTCGTCGACACCAACGGCGTCGACGGCACGATCCGCGTCGAGGGCGGCATCACGGTGGACTACGACGACGCCACGCGCGTCGTCATCCCGCACGCCTCGGGCGTCGACGAGCGCTTCCCCCAGGGCGTCACCGCCCTGGCCGTCGACGCCGACGGCGACATGGCCCCGACCAACCCCGCGCCCTTCGCGTGGTACGGCCGCGCGACCGCCGGCGCCGGCGTCACGCTGGTGAACATCGACGGCCTCGTGCCCGACGTGGTGACCCCGGCCTTCGCCTACGCCCGCCGCACATCCGACGGCGGGCCCTCGCTCGTCAGCCTCCCGCTCTCGGCGGTGCCGCCGGGCACGGACGTGTTCGTCTGCACCTCGCGGCGCGAGGCCAACGGCAACCCGAGCGGCTCCGCCTCGGTGCAGCCCGGCCACGGCGCGTACGTCGGCGAGTACTTCGACGCGCACGGGATGCTCCGCTGCGTCGACCGCGGGCGGGTGTACGTCGTCAACGCGCCCGGCGGCCGCCTCGCCCCCGCCCACCTGCTGTTCAACCGCATCGCCCTCGCCGCCTTCCGCCCCATGTCGCTCTGGACGCCCATGCGCGTCGTCGCGGTCGCCGCGGCCTCGGAGATCATCGCCACCGACGGGACGCGCTACGCGCCGTCGACCCCCAGCTCCTTCGCCCGCTTCGGCGAGGCGCCGACCCTCGGCCGCGACCTCGAGCTCGTCGTCACCCTCAGCTCCATCCCGTGGTTCCGCTCCACCGACCCCCGCGACACCGCCCTGGGGCCGTTCCCGGGGGAGGCGTCGGCGCGCCTCGACGCGCAGATCGAGGGGTCACCGCCTCGGGCGCGCGCCGGGTGGATCGCCGTGGAGGTGTCGGGCACGCGCTGGCGCCTCATTCGACTCCGCGCCTGACTAGGGCAGCGGGCATCCCATCACCACGACGACGTGGGAGGTCACAGCCGCGAGGCGCGCGACGAAGCTCACGCGCCGTGTCGTCGTGGGCCCGTACGCGTCACCCAGGGTGAGGTCGGTCACCCTGAACGGGCTCACCAGCGGCGCGCCACCGTCGGTCCCCCGCGGCGCATCGGTGAAGGTCACCTGCGGGACGGCGACGCCGGCGCCGACCACGCCCTCGATGCGCATGTCGGGGAAGGTGGCGTTGAACTCGAAGCGCCAGCCACCGCCCGCAACCGCCGTCGCGACGCAGCTCGCGGGGCAGGGGTCGCGGGTTGCCGTGCTCCCGATGCGGTCCTCGATGGCGAGGTGATCGGGGCGCGCGTTGACCGGGTCGCCGTCGAAGGTGAAGCCCGTGCGGCACCCGCCGGCGTCGGGAGCGTCCGTCGGGGCGTCGACAGCAGCGTCGGGCGGCGCGACGTCGGGCGCGGCCGCATCGGGGCACGCGCACGCGCCGAAGGTGCCGTCGCCCTGGCACGTCTGCGAGCCGCCGGCCGCGGCGCCGCCGCATGGGCACGGCTCGACGCGCCCCGGCGTGCAGCCGACGGGGCCGGGACCGTCGGGCGCGATCGCGTCGGGAGCGGGCGAGTCGAGGCCGTCGAGCGCGTCGGGAGGGGCCGCACGCATCGGCTCCGAGCCGCAGGCGACGAGGAGGAGGGCGGGGGCGAGGCGTCGGGCGACCATCGGCCGGATGCTACGGGGCGGAGGCACCCGGTGTCACCGGCCCTACCGCGACCGCCTCGCCCCCGTGACGCTGCCGTGTGCGATGTTGACCGTGTACGCGTTCAGAACCAGCGCGCCAAACGCATTCCGGCCGCGCACGAGGCACCGGGATTCCCAGCAATTGCGCGTGAGGACAGGGGGTGTGCAGCGCGGCACTTCGATGGAGTCGGGGTCGTTCGCCGTCTGTTGCAGGTAGCGTTTTGTGCGGCCTTCGACGATGTCGGGCGCATCACCGCACCGCGCCGCGGCAGCAGCCGTTGCCGCAGCTTCCCGCTCTGCCACCCGCGCCTCTCGCTCCGCGGTCGCCACTTGCCGTGCGACGGTTCGGCGTTTCGCGCGAAGGGCGGCGTCCGCTTCGTCGAACTCCGATGCGTGCTCACGTCGGTACCGCGAGGGCACCGCGGCGATGCCGGATTGAGCGTCCCGGAGGCGCCGGTCATACGCGAGCACGTCGTCGCCCACCTCGGCCGAGGCAGCAGATCGCGCGCTCTGAAGCGCATCTCGCGCCCTGACGCGCCCGCGGGCCTCGCTCGCGACGGGAGCGAGGTTGGCCTGGGCCTCGGAGATGCCATCGATTCGCGTCGCGACGCTGGCAGAGAAGTTCAACTTCCGCTCGGCCCGCACCACGGCCGCGAGTGCACCGTCGAGGTCGCCCGAGGCGAGCATCGCGCGCGCCGCCGCAGTGTCCTCCGCGGTCTCTCGCAGCGACCGCTCCGCGTTCGCCCGGACACGCGCGAGGTCTACGGTGCCCGCGCGAACGCCGCTCGGCGCGCCCTGCGGCACCATCTGCACCGCGGCCGGCGGAGGCTGCTGGTTTCGAACCCTCGCAATCGACACGAGGCAACACGCGGCGGCGATCACGATCACAGCCAGCAAGGCGACGACCCGAACGGCGGATGGGGAGGAGGATTGCCGGTTCACGATACGGGACGCTACCTCACCTCCCCCGCCGTGGGCGCCCCCTCCGTCCCGCGATTGCGTGCCACCGGCGGCTGGCGGGGGCCGCGGGCGGGCGCGCAGGGTGCGGGCGTGAGGACCCTCGCCCTCGACCCCGTCACCCGCGACCTGGTGGTCGTCGCCGGCCGGCTCCAGGTCGTGAGCGGCGCCGACGCGGTGGCCCAGCGCCTCCGGGTGCGGCTGCGCCTCGGCCTCGGCGAGTGGCACCGCAACCGACGGGTCGGGGTGCCGTTCCGGCGATTCCTCGGCCAGAAGGGCGCCGAGGACGTGGCCGAGGCCGTGCTGCGCCAGGCCATCGCGTCGTGCCCCGGGGTCGCCTCCCTCGACGCGTTCGAGATCGTGCTCGACGACCGGCACGCGCGGGTGACCTTCACCGTCACGACCGTCGACGAGGCCGTCATCGGCCTCGTCGAGGTGCGCGACTTCATCGTGTCGGGCGCGGAGGCGGCGTGACGTACGGGCTCACCGCCGAGGGGTTCGTCGAGAAGACGGCCGACGTGATCGACGCCGAACTCGCCGAGGCGCAGCGCGCGAGCCCCGCCCTCGGGCCCGACTGGGACACGACGGCCGAGAGCCCCGGCGGCGAGCTCAACGGCGTGATGTCCACGAAGCTCGCCGAGCTGTGGGAGCTCGGCGCCCTCGTCTACCGCTCGCGCGACCCACGGGCGGCGACCTTCGCCGGGCTCACCACCACGTGCAGCCTCACGGGGGCGAACCGGCGCGGGGCCACCAAGGGGACCCTCACCCTCCGCGTGACGCTGGCGGCCGGGGTGACCCTCGCCGCGGGCAACGTCGCGCACGTCGACGGCCAGCCGTCCAACCGCTGGGTGACCACCGCCGCGGCGGCGAACCCCGGCGGCTCCACCGCCGACGTGGACGTCGCGGCCGAGGCGGAGGCGACCGGCCCCCAGGTGGCCAACGCGGGCACCGTCACCGTGCGCGCGACGCCGGTCACGGGCTGGCTCGCGGTGACCAACCCCGCCGACGCGGCCCCGGGCGCCGGCGTCGAGAGCGACCCCCAGCTCCGCGCGCGGCGCGAGCGCGAGCTGTCCGCGGGCGGCACGTCGCCCGTCGACGCGGTGCGCGCGGCCCTCTCGCGCGTCGACGGCGTCACGGTGGTGACCGTCATCGAGAACGACTCCCCGGTCGACCTGCGGCCCGCGGGCGGGCTCCCGCCCAACTCCCTCGAGGCGATCGTGCAGGGCGGCACCGACGCGGCCGTCGCCCTGGCCCTGTGGCGCGCCAAGGCCGGCGGGATGCGGACCTACTCCAGCGCGCCGGGGGCGACGCCGGTGGTCGTCACCGACGCGGCCGGCGGGCCCCGTTCGGTCTACCTCACCCGCCCCGGGGACGTGGCCGCCTACGCCGAGGTGCGGGTCGTCGTCGCGTCGGGGGTGTACCCCGGGGACGCGACGCTCAAGGCCGCGCTGGCGGCGCTCACCGTCGCGCAGCTCGCGGGGGCCCCGATCCGCCGGAGCGACCTCTTCCGCGAGGCCCGCGCCGTCGCCGGCGTCGTCGACTGCACGGAGGTGCTCCTCGGCCTGGCCGCGGCGCCGCTCTTCGACTCCAACCTCGCCGCGGGCCCGCGCGAGACGCTCAAGCTCGCCGTCGGCCGCATCGTCGTGACGCTGGTGTCGGGATGACCGAGCCGTCGCACCTCACCGCGCACGCCCGCATCCCCGACCACGTGGCCGCGGGCCTCGCCCTCCTCGTGCAGGAGCTGCGCGGGCGCCCGGCGCTCGACGCGCTCCTCGGCACCTGGCTCGCGCAGGTGCAGTCGGCCGAGGACGCGCTGTGGTCGCTCTACGGCCTCGGCATCGACGACAGCGCCGGCGGCGACGGCGCGCCGGTGAGCACCGACCCCGCGCGCACGCCCGCGCTCGACCAGCTCGGGGTGGTGCTCGGCCAGCCGCGCCCCGACGGCCTCGCGGACGTCCCGTACCGCCGCGTGCTGCGCGCCGCCGTGGTCGCCCTCACCTCCAGCGGCGGCGCCGAGGACCTCCTGCGCGCCGCGCGGGAGCTCTTCGGCGACTGGCCGGCGCTCACCGAGTCGTTCCCCGCGGCGATGCTCGTCCGGCCGACGAGCCCGCCCGACGTGCCCGCGGCGGTCTCGCTGGCGGTCCTGCGGCGGGTGAAGGGCGGCGGCGTCTCGCTCCAGGTGGTCGACGTGCGCGCGGGCAACCGCTTCCGGTTCAGCGCCTCCGCCGAGACCCCGACGGCTGGGAGCGCGCGTGGCTTCGGGGATGGATCGACGCCCGGCCTCGGCGGCGGGCTCGTCGGGGTGGTGACGTAGATGGGTAGCAGGCCAACGGTGGTGCCTCGGTGGGCGACGAGCTCGGTCGCGCAGCTCGTCCAGCCCCCGACCGGCGACGCGGCGGATGGGTTCGACGTCGAGGAGGAGCCGCCCGCGCAGTGGTTCAACTGGCTCCTCCACAACTACGGGCGGTGGATCGACTTCCTCCGCGGGGCGCACGTCGAGCACTGGACGCGCGTGGCGTGGGGCACCAGCCCGGCCCGCTTCAACTCGACCTCGCTCCTGCGCCTCGCCGTCGACACGGCGACCGTCGACAGCGTCGGAGCCGCGTACCGCTACGTGGTCGCCGGCGTCGAGCCCGACGGCACGGCGGCCCTGCGCGTCTCGCAGCGCGGCAACGAGTGGGAGGCCCGCCGCAACCTCCCCGCGGGCGCCGGCGCGCCCACCGCGCTGGGGGTCGCCGGGAGCAACTGGCTTGTCGGCCTCGACGACGGCACGATCCACTACGGCGCGGTGGACGATGGCACGACCGCCGGGCCCGTCGCGTCGGCCGCGGTCGGGTGGTCGACGGCGTCGGTGCCCGGGTCGCCGACGCAGGTGCAGGCCTTCGCGTGCAACCCGGTGGGCGGCCGCGTGTTCGCGCTCACGACCGCCGGCGGGCTCTACTCCGACAACTCCGGCGCGACCTGGACGGCCTTCACGGAGTCGGGGACCGCCCGCAGCGGGAACGGCCTCGACGCCGTCTACACGGGCTCGCTGTGGGCGCTCATCTCGCAGTCGGGGCAGGTGTACGCCTCGAGCGACGGCGCGACCTTCGTCTACAAGGCCACGGTGGCGGTGTGGTCGGGCGAGTGGCGCATCGCCGCCGACGCCGCGGGGAAGCTCGTCGCGTGGCGCGCGGAGCAGTCGTCGGCCCTGGACCTGTACACCTCGACCGACGGCGGCGTGACCTGGACCGCGGTCACCCCCGCGGGCGCGACGCTCGCGTACCTGACGGGCCTGCGCTTCGCCGACGGCACGTGGATGGCGACGTCCTCGCGCGCGCCGTGGCTCCTGGTGAGCAACGACCTCGTGAGCTGGCGCGCCCTCCGCCCGCCGGTGTCCGCGACGGGCCCCGCGTCCCTCCGCGCGCTGGCGTGGGACGGTGGCGCGTGGGTCGCGGCGGGCAACGGCTTCGTGCTCCACTGCCCGCGCGGCTCGGACCCTACGCCGGGCGACCTCGTCGTCGACGACTCGCCCGGGACGCTCACCGACGCGGCGTCGCTGCGGGGGCGGCTCATCTCGACGACCGCACCGACCAACGGGCAGGTCTACGCGTGGAACTCCTCCACGCTGCGCTGGACGGCCGTCACGCCGTCGAGCGGCGGGACCACGTCGCCGCTCACCACCAACGGCGACCTGTGGTTCTACTCGACCACCGACGCGCGGCTCCCCATCGGCACGACCGCGCAGGTGCTCACCGTCGCGAGCGGACTCCCCGCGTGGCGCTCGCTGCCGTGGGCGACGCACACCAGCACGGGCGTTCAGACGACCGACGCGACGCAGACCACGTGCGGGAGCTACACGACCTCGTCGAACAGCGCGGTCACGATCAAGCTCCTGGTGACGGCGCTCAAGAGCGACTTCAGCGCGTCGAGCGGCTGGGAGCTCACCGTGACCGCGCGCAACGCTGGCGGCACCGTCACGCTCGAGGGCGGGGGCGCGATCATCGTGGGCCCCACCGACACGGGCACGGCGTGGTCGGTCACGGTGGATGTGTCGGGCGCGGACGTGCGCCTCCGGGTCACGGGCGCCGCCGCGACCACGGTCGATTGGACGGCGCGTTGGATCGTGGGGTGATGCTCGATGGCTGACAGGTACCTCCTCCTCGGCGCGTCGCCGAACCCCGCCGCCTCCCTCAACGAGGCCCCGCTCGCGCTCCCGGGCTGGGTCGAGACCGAGACCGACGGCGCCACCATCGCCGTCACCCCCTCGGGCGCCGTCGCCACGATCCCCGACGGCGTCGCGGTCTGCTACGCCCACACCTCGCGCTCGCACACGGGCGGCCGGGTGATCGACCTGCGCTTCCGCTTCGAGTTCGTCGGCACCACCACGGCGAACGTCATCGGCTACCTGTTCGTGCTGTACGGCTCCGACGCGGTGTTCTTCCGCATGAGGGGCGACGGCCGCCTCGACATCAAGCACAACTTCGGCGGCGACAACCTCCTGGCGTTCGTGGCCGGGTGCCCGGTGGACGGCACGCAGTGGGGGCGGCTGCGCATCGAGGACGACAACATCATCGCGTCGCACGCGGTGGGTGTCGGCAGCGCGGAGCCCACGGGGACCTGGACCGAGCTCTACAACGACGTCCTCGCTGCCATCGAGGCGCTCAGCCCCAACACCATCCGCGTGCAGGGCGCGACGGAGGGCGGGGCGCTCGGGGCGCAGACCACCTTCGCCGTGCGCGGCCTGTCCATCCGCTCGGGGCAGGTGTGATGGGCGGCACCGTTGCCATCCCCGTGTGGGCGTTCCCGCTCGCGCTCACCTTCGTCATCGCCGCGGCCACGTTCCTCTGGGGCCTCGCGTCGCGCGCGAACCGTGCGGCCGACGCCCTCGAGGAAGCCACGCGCCGGCTCCTCGCGCTGGAGAGTCGCATCGCGGTGATCGCCGCCCTGGAGACCGCCATGGCGGTCGTCCGCACGCAGCTCGACGCGGCCCTCACCATGCTCGCCGAGCAGCGCCAGCGCGTCCACGACCTCTCCACCCACTGCACCGTCACCCGAGGCGCACACGACGCCCTCGTCGGCCGTGTCGCCGCGCTCGAGGGTGACGTGCGCGCATCCCTCCACCCCTCTCGCTCCTGATAGGTAGACCGTGACCCGAGACCTCATCGCATCCCTGGCGTCGGCGCTGGTGCCGCTCGCCCTACTCGCCCTCACCGCGCTCGGCGCGTGGGCCGCGCGCCTGGTTAGCCGCCACGTCCGCGACCGGCGCCTCGCGCTCGCCGTCGAGCTGGCGGCGTACGGCGCCGCCGGCGTCGTCGCCGACCTCATGCAGCACGTCGTGAGCGACCTCAAGAACCCCGCGCGGCCCGGCACGTGGACGCAGGCGGCCGCCGCGAGCATCCGCCAGCGCGCGGTCGAGCGCGTGCGCGACCTCTACCCCTCCGCCGTGCGGGTGATCGACGCGGCCGCGATGGATCCGGCGCGCGCGGACGAGCTGCTCGGCACCCTCGTCGAGCG